CCAGCGCCTAGCAATAGCGCGGTTCCTGTCCCTATTGCCATGTCATAACTCCTTGATAAACGTTCTTTCCAGCGGCCTAAAACCCGCTCGACCATACACTTTTTTCATCGTTTCAACGCGCTCATCTTCAAGTGCAATCATAAACAATGCCTTGGCATTTTTGTTCTTAGCCCAAAGCTCCATCGTCTTTAACATGGCCTTGCCAAGACCGCTACCTCGTGCGTTAGGCGTTAACCACCACCACAATTCTTGCGCCACTTGGTAGTTCGGGCTGAAATAAAGCGGATACAACAAACATGATGTGATACCTACAATCTCGTCATTCAGCTCGCCCACTAACAAAAGAATGTTTTCTTTCTCCAGGGCGTTGGTTAAAAATTCCAACATGCCTTCTTTATCAAACGCTGCCACATGTTGCATCGGTGATGCCTCATGGAACTGCGCCGCCAGCTCCAAATATCTTGGCAAATCCTTCGCAGTGACTTGACGCACGTTCATACAATACTTGTAATGATGCCGTCAACCACCGTGACCGTCAGTGGCGGTATATCTGCTGATGTAAACGATCCTGTTGCACCTGTTGTTGCAATCGCAATCGATCCCGTGCCGTTTGTAATCGCAATATTAGATCCCGCTGTCAGCGTGGCTTTGGTTAACGTGTTGCCTGTGGTGTTACCAATCAGCAGCTGGCCATTGGTATAAGTGCTGTCGCCTGTCCCGCCGTTTGCCACGGGCAAGATGCCGTTCACATGCGTAGTAAGCCCAATCTTTCCGTAAGACGGCGCGACCCCTACACCCCCTGAAATCAACGCATTTCCGGTGGCCACATCCGGCAACTTGGAAAGCGCTGTTGTTCCGGATGCAAACAACAAATCACCCACTGTATAAGACGATTGCCCTGTACCGCCACTGGCTGCATTCAACACCCCGCCTAACACCACAGCGCCGGTGGTCGGCGTGTTTGGTGTTAATCCGGTTGCACCCGCAGAAAACGACAACACGCCGGTGTTGGCAATCGTGATCGTGCCTGGCCCGTTGGTCACTGAGATGCCAGTTCCGGCTGTCAAGGTGTTCAACGAATACGCGTTATTGTCACCAATCAACAGCTCTCCATTTGCAGGCAAGGTTGTTAAGCCTGTGCCGCCTGATGTGATGGCTAATGCGACCGTCAAATCCAACGTCACAAATTGTGGGCTTTGCAGCCACACAATCCATTCTCTCGATGGCCTGCCGGTGACAGGTTCAATAAATGGGCTTGTTGGAAACCTTGTATTGGTGATGCTTGCCATCAGTTGTCACCCGCACTGGCTTTCAAATTCGCGGAAATAATGACCGCTTTGACCGGATCGCTGATGGCCACTTCAAAGATTCGATCACGCGACCAACCCAATCGCCGCCAAATCGCACGATTCTGATAACTGCCTATCGCTCCAATCGTTGTCCAGTGTTCATTCGACCAGGTTGATCCACCATCGTTTGACCACCGCAACATAGCCTGTGGATTGTTGCCTTGACCCGTGACAAGCCCCACACCAGGTTGAAACTGGATCTGAAATTCTTCAAAAAACTGGCGTTGTAAGTCTGTTGTCAAATGCGGTGCCCGCCGCAGCCGCCGTATCGGATTGCCCGCGTCTGTATACGTATCAAAATTTAGGCTGTAAATCTTGCCGTTTTCATAATCGCCAACCAAGTTTTTGTTGGCAAACGCAATCCCGCACTGCGCCCGATGCCGCTCATACACACTTGCTGGCGCATTCCAATAAAGCCATTTGAACCATTGTTGGGTTGCCAGGTCGTACACCCATGTCAAATCAATCTGCGGAAAACTAATGACGTAAAACTCATGGCCTTCAATCTGAAATGCCCATGCCCGCGCATCACTGACATCGTATCCAACCAGGCTGTTTTCCACCGCATGGGTTGATACCCGTTGGTATTCATAACCCTTCATCATGCCAATCGTGGCAGTGCCCAAGGTATCCCGTGACAAAAACATGAATGTTTCTGCAAATCGCGCTATTGAAAACGCCGCACCAATGCCGTTTTGACTTGATGCACCGGAAATCCGTTGGAATGGAAACGTTACTAGTCCTGGAATCTGGCTGCCTACATCAATCCATACTTCTGATGTCACTTCCCCCAACAAATAGACTTGCCGGTGATCGACAATCAACGCCACCAACGTGTCCGGTGAACCATCTTTTGCACCATATAGTCCCGTTGTCGATAACGGCGAACCAAGATCCGTGACCGCCCAATTTTGTGTACCAGGCTCGTTGTAAGCGATGTAGTTGTCCACCGTATCTACAACAGTTGCACCTACCCAATCACCATCAGATGCTAATAACTGTACAAACGTATTGGTTGCAACCACGTAATAGTATCGATTGACCCCATCAACAATGTATGCTGTCAATCCTTGGCTTGTCATCACGTTATCCGTAATCGACACCGGCCCTGAACTGGTGGTTAACGTTCCTACTTGCGTATAAGCCAGCCCCTGATTGATTCGATACACCACATTGCCACAAACCACAATCGCATATTGCAGCCCCGACAACGCCCGCATGCCGCGCACTTCCGCAGCTGCTGGCAATTCAATCTCTGTGACTAAGCCAGGCGTGGGATACAACGCCACAATGCCGCGGCTGCCTGGCTGTTTGGTTGGGTCTATTTCCGGATAAAAATTGATGCACTCCTGGTCGTCTTGATAAATCGACCTGGTGGTATAAGACGCGCCTACAAAGCCAAAATCAGGCATCAAAGCCCCCGTTAGTTAAAGCCCCCATCAAGAATAAACGCAGCATCTTTAGGCCGTCCGGTCATCAATACGTCCGGATATTTGGACACTTGCGGCGGCTTCATGTTGGTTCGCTTGATGGTTGCTTTGGCTTGCGCTGCATAGTTTGTGATCTGTTGGATCTGCAGCTGGCCCATCTTGCCGTACATCGGCATCATCCGCTCGGCGAGGCACCAGCGCAGCGCCATGTTGTAGCCCTGCGGGAACTGCATCGTGCCGTACAAATCACCAAACTCCCGAAAGATGGTTTGGGTAAACAAGTGCATTTCGCCTTGCGCTGGATTTGGCCACAGGTAAATCGTGCCCAATAATTCGGATGGTTGGTAGTACAAGGCTTTTGGCCACGGGCCGTTCAATGATTTCAAGCCAATTGATTCGTATTCTTCTAAGCTAAGAATCGTGATCGGATAGTCCAATCCACCCCCATAAATCGGCACGCCGTTGCTAGTTGTTGTGACACGCACAAACGCGCTCTCAATGGTCAATGGTCGTTCGTAATACGCTGTGATGGCTGTGCTGGCCACCGTCTGCGAAATGCTCACCGTATACGTGCCGCCTTCGTTGACATTACCACCAGCACCCGTACCAAATCCCACAATCGTCGTGCCAGGCGTGATGCCGCTGCCTGTCAATGTCATGCCGATGGTGATGGCACCGGATGTTACCGCGTTGGCCGGAACCGTAAGCGTTGTCAAACTAATTGATCCGGTAAACGCCGCTCCTACATTACCGCTTGGCCCGATGGTGTATTGAATTTGATTCTGCACGCACGGAAAGATGATTTCGGTGCGGTAAAACACCATCATGTTTTCGTTTGACCATTGCGCGATCATATCGTTAAGCAAATCAAGCCCGTCTTGGGCTTCATCGGCTGTGGGAATTTCGCCTGCTGCTAGTGCCCCAATGTCTTTCATTGCACGGGTAATGATGTCGTATGGCGTTGCCATGTTACGTTTCTGCCTCTCGCGCTTTTATCTCATAAGGATTGTTGCGATAACCATACCGCAAGCTCCACCACAAATATTGCACTGCAAACCGCCACTTGCCATCGCGTTTCATTTGCTCTAAGTGCTCAAGTTCATGCTTAATCAAACGCTCGTTTGTTTCCCAACCAGGTACGACATACGCAACACCCCAAAACAACGCAATGCCCTTAAAGCCCGTAAGACGAAGCCACCAAAGGATTGGGCCTGATGCAATGCAAATCACAAACGCGCAGCTTCTAGTGTTGATTGATACGCCGCAATGCTAATCATCACCGAATATTTTATTGCACTTCCATTGTAATATTTATGTTTACAGTAACGCTACCTAATGTCCAATTCGTAACCAAATCTGCCAAATATATACTGACGAACGAATCGGTAGCTGATAACCGCACTGTTCCAATTGTAGCGACCCCTGCATTACTAATTACACATGGCGTATAAGCATCGCTTTTTGTTGACAATCCTGATGGTAATGAAACTGTTAAAGCATCATCCGCAACGCCTCCTGCCGTGCCAGTTGCAAGTACCGTCATTGATAATGTTTTTCCTACAAGTTTATATCTTGCTGTAGTCGTTGTGACGCTTGTAAATGTCATACTTCCAAAACCGCCGTAATTTGGTGTCCAACTTGTCCAAGCAGCGTTTATTGCGGTAATTGCCTGTTGATCCCAAACAACTGTCCCTGGTGTATATGAAACAACATTAAACGCATACGCACTGCACCAATTTGTTACTGTACCGTACGCGCCACCAGTAATGCTAATTGCTCCAGCATACGATCCAACAAATCTTGGCGAATCAATAACGAATCCAGCGTTGTTTGTACCGAAATTTATACTACTGGCTGCAGTTCCTCCTGCATTTGTGTCAAAAAAACAATTTTTCACATTAGCGCGAATTGTGCGAGACGCAGTTGCTGCCACCATGTGAAAATTTGCTGGATTATTTCCTGCATTAGCCTCAAACCAACATGAATTATAATTTATTTCTGTCGTATCTGCTACAGATGGGTCAATAAGTACACCGTTAATATCACAAGATTCAAACGCACAATTTGTGTGCTCTATTGAATAGCCCGATTTAACTCGTTCTCCATACCCTGTAATATCTGATGCAACACATGAATCTAAATGCAGCGTTGTGGGGAAACTTCCATTAACTCCTTGTATTAAAAATCCTGTATAACATTGATATGCCGTAAGTCTTGTAAACTGGCTTTTTAATACATCACCAAATCTATATGCAACACCACTAGCGCCAGAAAACGATTTAACATAAATATCTGACGCATGTGTCGCCATAGATGATGTTTTGCCAAAAAAAATGCCTGTGGCATTTGTTGTACTATTACCGTCTATAGTAAAATTTTTTATTTCCGCAGGGTATCCGCTTGCATTTCCTAGCGGTAGCGCCACAGTTACGGCTGCCCCAGGTTTTAATATGGTGTAATATTGATCTTCTCCAATAATTGCACCGCATAATACATCATTCAAATTTGATGAATATGCATACGTTCCTTTTGGAAAAAATACAGCCCGACCAATTTGTGCGAATGCCGCATTTAATGCTGCGGTATTATCTGTAGTACCATCTCCAATAGCACCGTAATCCAATACATTTATTGGTGCTCCAGCAATCATCGAATAGGTTGCTTTTGTGAGGCTCATGATAAATCCTTAAACAAAATAGACAAGAACGCCGCGAATTACATCTGTGGAATACGCGGCGTTTGTGTTGTTTGAACCGCCTGCTGCTTGTCTGAAACTTACGTAACCAACGCCGCCAGACGAATAAACCAGGAAGTTCAACGCATTTGCGTGATTGGTGTACGTTACAAAACCACCGTAACTTTGATTGGCGGGAACAAATGGCAAACCACCTAGTATTTGCGCTGAGGTATCGGCAGTGCTGGGAAACGTAATGTCAAACTGTGCGGTAACCTGTTGTCCAATTCGGGTGTACCGTGCGGATGTAACTGTCAACGACAGGCCCGCGCCACTTGCATCCGTAGGTGTCCAAGTTCCTTCCTCATACCAGTTCAGCAACTGGCTCGTCATCCCCGCTGCGGGGGTGTTGGCAGTAAAGTTGATGCCTGTAGCTGCGGTGTTCGGAACCAAATTACCGCTCGTCAGTATTGCATTTCCGGTACCCTTTGGGGTTAGCGTAATCCCAATGTTTGTGTCTGATCCCGTGGCTGAAATTACTGGGTTTGCACCTGTCGCAGCGTTGGCCACCGTGATTTCGTTGACTGCTGATGCTGTCGTTGTGATTGTGATGACTTCGTTATTATTGTTGTCGTTAATTCCCGTGGTCTGAATCGTGCGACCTTTGGTGACATCAGTTACGCTGACTTTAACCGTGGTGCTTGACTGCACAATTGGCAGCACTTCACTACCCGCTAATGGTGTTGTCGCTGCCGTAAGTTGCGAAATTTTTTTGTCAGCCACTTGAATGCTCCGTTATGTGTAAACCACTTCAATGATTGAAGTATTGGGCGGCGCTGTTGAAAACGTCAACGTTGTTCCGACTACGGTATATGTATTTTTCTGTTGGTATACGCCGTTAATAAATACAAAGGTCGAATTTTCGCTAAATGGCGCTGTAGTCAATGTATACGCTACGGTGGTTCCGTCTCCCGTAAAATTATTAAGCCCCACGTTTTGTATACTCGGAATGTACATAACTTCAATGGTCGAAGTATTTGGCGGTGCCTGCGTAAATATGACGCTTGTGCCGCTTACACTGTAGGTATTTTTGTTTTGGTAAACGCCGTTGATATAAATAAACGTAATGTCTTCCGAATATGGCGCAGCAGCTAACGTAAATGTTAATTGCACGCCGTTGCCTGTAAAGTTATCGACATCAAATATGAGCGGCCCTGGCCCAGTGATGTTGTCGAAAGTGCCAATCAATACATTGGTGCTGGTCTGTAAAACAAATTTATAAACTTGTGTTACATCAAGCCAAATCTCGCCACCCGCTGGTGTTCGTCCAGCTGCGTCTAAAATGATGGGATTGCTGTGCGCTACGTTGCCAAGATAGGTTGTGTATGTCGCTTGCGGCGTGTTGGTTCCGGCTGCGTACGAATAAATTTTGCCGCCAGCCAACGGATTGCCTGTATTGTCAAAAAACTGTGCTCCAACGCCGCCAAACGGCGATAAATAAACAGCCATTTATCTACTCCAATACAATTTTGCCGCCGTCTTCTTGCAACAAATCATCGCCGTTTTCTTGCAAAAGAATGCCAAAGACATGCGCGATGCCTAGCGTGCACACAAACCGATAGGCGCGAATGCCCAATCCTCGAATCATAGACCTTCGCCTGGCGTAACTTCAAAGGCATTTGCTGTGCCCGCTTTCATCCATACTTTGGGTGGCAGCGTAAACACCTCAACTGACTCGGCAAACATACCAATAACGTTATAGGCTGGCGTTCCGGCGCTCGGCGCGGTGGTCGATCCGACTGTCACGGCTGCGCCCGTAGGATCAGCTGCAGACCACGCAAAATACGCTGGCACGTTTAGGATGTTTCGTACCCGATACGAAATAGCATTCACATTGTCATCGGTCAACACTTGTACCGATGAAGTGCTGACTAAAACCGTTGATCCCCTTGGGGTAAAAGCATTGACTGTTGACATCGATTCTTCCTTGTTTTGATGAAAAAAAGCCACCTCTTGTGGAGGCGGCTCTTTCGCTCAAGTCATGGTCTCTTACAACAAGAATGACAGATCATAACCGTAGATAAACACATCCGCGGTGGCGGCTGCACCTTGCGCGGTGGTGCATCGAATGTACAGCTGGTCACCCGTAATCAACGCCGTAGACGTTGCTGCTGTGACCACCACCACCGTTGAACTGGTGTTACCCGACAAAGCATAAGCGGTCTTGACTGCAGTTCCCGTTGCGCCAGCACCGGTGTACACAGCTAACTGCGCTGTGGTCAAATTGATGCTTGCATTGGTCACAATGATGCTTTGCACGCTCACATTACCCGCGGCAAAAATTTGTGCCACGGTATCTGCAACAGCGTTAAGGTTCACGCTTTGTGCGCTGGCAATCACCCGCAGCGCCTGGTTGGAAGCCAGGTTCGTCGGATGATTGGTGCTTGTTACTGCTGGGCCTGGATTGCTCATTTGTCTATCCCCTTAAATTAAGCTGCAACACGGCAAGCCAGCTCTTGATAAAGCGGTGCCCAACCGTAAAGCACATCAAGACGCGTTGGAATGCTGTCGTTGTTGATGGTGTACTGACGCACCACACGAATTGACAAACCAAGTTCCTTATCTGATGCGCGACCCGCAAAATGCACGCCATCCGGCAGCTCCAGATCCGCGGTGGCCAGCGTAAACGCGTTGCGATGCATCACGATGTTTTGCGGGCTAACCTTGCCGGTCTTATTAAACGGCGTGACCACTGCCGTGGCGCTGGTCGTTGTCACCGTGACGTTTTGGAATTGCCCGCCAGTGATGATTGCCGGTGACACCGTCACCGATGTACCGCCACCGCTCGCCACCGTAACGTTTGCAGTCACCACAAAGTTACGCAGTTTGCCCGAACCGTAGGCTGCGCGATTCTGTGGGTTGACAGCATATACGCCATCAATCTGAATCACATCGCCTTGCTTCAGCGCTGCCGTACCCGCGCTCGACACCAGCGTGATCGTCGAAGTCGATGCCCAACCGGTGGTCAGCGAACCCGTAAACGTGGAAGTGTTGGTGGCTAGCGTGTCGGAATACGAACCAAACGTCTGATTCACCACGTTTTGATCCATCTTCCAGTTCATGCCTGAACTGTCGCGGCCCATCAAACCCTTGGTGTACTGAGCACTGATTTGTGCTGTGGGATTGAACAAACCCTTCAGTGCATCCACAATCGTCGCACTCGTGAACGGCTCGACAATACAGGATCTGCGGCCATCTCGCGGCGCACCTTCAGCGTCAAGATAGGCTTGTGCGGTCAAATAAGTAATCAAACCGGTGGGCGGTGTGCCAGCTGTTCCAACGATGTTCGCTGTGGCGTTTTTGGCCATGGTCAAGCCATCAAAGTCGATCTTGTTGGCGATGGCAGCCACAGCAGGCTTGAGTACGCGGTCACTAAACATGTCAAGCGACAAGGCTAGATCTTGCGTGGTGAACTGCGTATCCACGTGAAACTGTGTGGATAACGTCACCGGTACGCTGGTTTCGTTCAAATCTTCCACATTCAACGCTGGCCCTGTCGTGCCGATAAATCGACCTGGCCGGCGAACGTTCAACGTGTTACCAATTTTTGCGCCTACGACAGCGAATTGATCGTCGTACTCGCGGTTGACCTCTGACGTAAACGTCAGTTCGTTTTCCAAGACCATCAGCGCTTCATTAGTGATTTTGCTGATGGTTAATAGTGTATTTGACATGTCCTAGTCCTTAAAAATGGATGTTCAGCGAATGCGCTTGGCCTGGCGTGCTGCTTTCCACTGTTGATACGTGCCATGAAACACACCGTTTGCGTCTACATTGGCATCAACCGTGTTCACTGCACCGCGAATAGGCGAAATCGGCGCTGGTGCTTTTGATACATTCACAGACTTAGGTTCAGGTTTGGCTCGCTCAAATCGCGCCTCAATTTTTCCAATTTCACGCACCGCAGATACCACCGACATGTCTGCCAGTTTTCTTGCAAACTCATCGTTTTCCGCTAAGAAGTACAAAATCTTTGGCCCGTGCTCCGACTCAATGATGGCATCTCGAACTGGATCACTCACGCGCACATCGCTGGATTGCACCATGTCTTCAAAGTTTGGAAGCTCATTTTTGGCTGCGTTCACGCGGTCTGCCCAGGTTTTGAACTTCACTTCCTGTTCAGCTGCGGCCTTGCGTGCCTTCTCTTCCTTATCCCGCTCATCCAGGCGTTTATCGGCAGTGTATTCCGCTAAGGCTTTAGCGTACTCATACATGTCCGAAAACTGCTCCGGCTGCGGCTCTTGAAGCGTGTCTTGCGGTGATGGGTTGATCTTTGATTCGAGTTCTTTCAGCCTGTTTTCTAATGCTTCTCGTGCTTCGCGTTCCCGCTGCGCTTCTGCCCTGGCTTGTTCGCGTTGCTTGGTAAGATCAGAAAACCGCCTCTCCAACTTCGGATTTGGTTTTTTATCCTTTACTTCGTCTGCCACTTCGACTTGCGGTTCCGGCTCAGAAACATCTTCTGCCACGGGCGCAGCCTCAACTAAACCCAATTTTTGGGCTGTAAATTCCGCTAATGTGTCACTCGTCACTAGGTTACTAGCAACGCGCTCTTGCACTTCCAACATGGATTACTCCAAGAATCAACCCTGTGTACCTCACAGGTAAGGTTTAGATTATATTAGTCCGAACTCAAAAGTTGTCAACCAGGTGTTCGTGTGGCAGCTTCATACCTAGCCCTGGCTTTGGCGGCTTCGACTTTGGCAGCGTCGCGGCGACTATCCCTGCGTTCTTGGCGTTCCAATTTATCGCTAGTTTCTTCGTGTTCAAGCCATTTGGTGCGATGGTATGCGCGGTTATCAGGCATTTGCGCCAACTGCTGCGCCAGCCGGTGTTCTCTGTAGGCGTCGCGGTGGCTTTCCAGGTCATCAGCAACCTGACTCAATTCATCCGCTTTTTTGGCGTGTTTGTTGTACGCGCCGTTGTTTGGTTCTTCGACATAGCCTTCCGGCTTGTCTTTTTCCATTTTGTCTTGATTGTAATCTGCCAAAGTTTCGCTGGTCACGGTGGCCATATTGGTTCCTTATTGCATCAGTTGGCCCATCATGGGCGATTGCTCTTGGGGCATTTGCGGCGCCATTTGCGATGGGGCTACTTGAATAAATGGATTCTGCGTTTTGTTGACTTCCATTTCAGCAAACATCGTGGCTTGCTGCTGCTCGGCATCGCGCCTGGCCATTTCTTCTTGTAAGGCTTCAGCGGGCAAGCCTTTGAGCACCAGGCGCACCATGGCATCCAGCTCCATGCGGTTTTGATCCGTCACAGCTCTGATTGCACTCTGATTGACGCGTGCCTCGTTGATCGTGTCGGTGTTGTAGGCTCGACTCACTACATCCATCAACTTGCGTTTGCTTTGGCCATCTTCCTTAATCTGCGCGACCTGGCCACGGTTGTTGATTTCCAACTGCATGGCAATCATCTTTTGTTCCATGTCCGCAATCGTCTTTTGAGCTTGTAACAGCTGCATCTGCACTTGCGGCGGCACATTGGATTGATCGTCGATTTGCGACAACGGATTCATGGCAGCCAAGCGATCTGCAATGACATCAGCACCAGGAAAGTCCATGTTGCGGAACAGCAAATCGCCCGCAGCCTGAAACACTTGTGGCTCAGTCATCAGCGGCATCATCATATCTACCGCTTGCTGGCGCTTGCTGTTGTACCCTGGCCCTGTTTCCATCACCACATCATACAAACCCACCGTGACGTTATTCATTACCTCACCGGTGGCTTGCATTTCGTTGATAGTCACCAAGTCCGGTTTTCCATCAACCCCGATGATTCGCAGCACGCGTGTCGTGTCGTAGATTTTGGGTATCAAATCCAAAATGATCTTGCCCGTTTGCTTGATGCTGCGGGTCATATTGTCGTAAAAGTGAAAGTTCGACAGATCCACTTGCTGCTGCTGGCCTTGTAAGGCTTTGCCCGACAAGTTACCAGGCAGTGCTTGCGCTGGATCAAAAATGCCAAGCACGGTCTTTAAGTCATCGGCAATCGCGCTCGCTGCCACCATGATGCCGTCCGGTGGTGGTTCGGGTTGGATGCGTGACGGGACCGGCGCTGGAACTCCTTCGATGTCTTTTTGCTTGTAACGCAGAATTGGCGTGGATTTAATGTTGGCCAATGCCCACTCGGATTCATGGCCCTCATCTTGACCTTCAGCAATCAACCACTTTGGCTTTGGTGCCAAAGCAATTGATTCGGTCATGCTCGTGCGCCAAAAGTTGTACATCCGCTGCGGGTCTTTCGCAAATCTTACTAGGCCGTACTTTTTGCGTTTGCCCTCGACCACCACCTGTGCCCCGTAACACGGAATGATGGGAATAAACTTGCCTGGCCATTCGCGTTCCTCGAGCACCTCCATGGCGGTCAGCTTGCACCACTTGACCTTGCGCCGATACGATGAACGCGTTTCCATGATCGTGATGTTGTCTGCGTCCAGCAGCTCCGGTGACGGCAGCTCGTCTTCGTAAACCTTGGTGCCGTCAGACAGCAACACTAAGGTGGCTTTTTCCCGCTCGACATACCAATACTCGGCAAGCCGAATGTCCTCTTTGGTGACCCACTCCGCATCACTGTCGCCGGTGGCTCGCGCACTGAAGTTTGCGCCATCGTCTGCGCCTGGATACTGCTGCCGGAACTCCCGTTTAGACATAACACTGGTAATCAAGCACCGCTCGGCATCGGAACCATCAGGATTCACGGAATTAGGATCAAAGTAGACCGAAAACGGATCGTCCACCGCGTCGATGTAAATCTCCTGATCGAAACTGTCTTCGCTCACGTAATTAGTGTTCACTCGCCAATAGCCCCAACCCATCTTGACTGCGTACTCAAACGCTGTGTCATAAGCTGTATCGGCGTTGCTGTTAACCTCAATGTGTCTTGTGATGCCTTCAATGACCTGGGCAATCTTGAGATCACCTTCATTGTTGACCGGATGCACCTTAATCCGCGGGCGCTGCTGGCGCTGTTGATTCGTCACCTGGCGCACATAAGCATCAATCTTATTGATCGTCAGGCATGGCCGTGATTCCAGATTGCGGCTATTTTGGATCTCGACCGGCCACTGGTCACCGGCTGCAAACTTCAGATCGCCCAGGGCTTCAGCGCGGTTTTGGCTGTCGGCTTCTCCCACCAGGCGCAGAAACTTGATCGCCTCGCCGATGCGTGAATCGTAATCCATGTCTTGCAGTGCCATAACGTGTCCTTAACTCATCCAGCTGCCAGCGTGCGTCACCATGGTTTTCTTACGCATGCGCTGCGGTTCCCGAATCATAAGTGCAATATACCGAAATGCATCTGCGCCGTGTGAATAATGATCGTGAAGCGGCGTTTTGCTGAATTGCCCCGTGTCCGGATCGACTTCGTACCGATAGTGCCGCAAGCAATTAAGCCCATCCGCACAGTGTTCTCGGTCGAAGTAACAGTTTGGGAATATCGTGCGTGCGGCGTTAATCGAGTCTACAACCGGCACCCGCTCCAATATCCGTGTTTTGTAGCCGCTAGATCGCACAATATCTTCTATAGATCGGCCCGCAGCTGCTAGGGTTTTGTTCTGTGCATCATGCGGCAGCCATATCGTGTCATACACATAACCGTAGGTCTGCAGCTGCGCCAGGTAGCTTGTCATGGTGCGCTGCGTATCTTCAAAGTATCGAATCAACCTGGTTTCCATGCCGATGAACTGCAAAAACCACCAGGCGGTCGCATCAGCCCATCCAAGGTCACACACTGCATGCACAGGTTTGGTTGGGTCATAGGGCACTTTACCAATCCTATCTTCCATCTCTGCTTTGGCCAGCTCATTGGCAAAGATGGCACCGTCCACTGTTTGCCGACAAATGCCTTCCCACACTTGCTGATAAGACTGATGGTCTCGACCCTTTAACGCTTCCATCTCCAGGCGCAAGGTTTCAGGAAACCAAGGGTTATCCCAATAGTTGATCTTGATGCTGATGCAATCCCGCGGCGGCTTGACCACAAATCGCTGGTAGGTCTCGTCGGTCTCTAGCTCCGGATTAAAGCTGACCCAAATTTCTGATCCTTCCTTACGAATCGTTGGAATCAAGATATTCCAAGACAAGCGGCTGACGGTCTGCGCTTCCTCCACCCAACATACATCCACGCCCTCGAACGATTTGATATTGGCTGGATTGTTCTTCAATCCAATGAATGCAAACTCTGTGCCGTTTGCTCCGCGTAGGCTTGCTTGCGTGATCTCGTAAAACTGCATGAGTCCCAAGGCTTCGATCTGATCGCACAGCAGCTTATGCACGGAGTCCTTGATGCTGGTTTGGTACTCCCGCGCACACAGTATCCGCATGGGCTTTCGTGCGCCCATGATGAGCAGTGCTCGTGCAATGCCCCAACTTTTTGCACCGCCGCGGCCTCCATACAAGACCTTGTAGCGTGACTTCTTAAATAGCCCTTGCAGTTTGGCTGGAAACTCTGCCTTGGCTATGTCAACTGGCTGATCCATCCGGTGCCACAAAAGTCACTTGAATGGCCTGCAATGGGCCACCGTCTTTGCCCGTAATCTCTTGCTCGACTTTATCGCGCCAACCCAAAACATTCTTGGCGGTAAAGATCGCAAACGTGCTGTTGTACGCCCCTGCAATCGTGCCTTCTACCAGGTTTGCCTCTTGCAAATCTTTGGCTTTTTTGTAGGCAGATGAAAAGTCAGGATGTTTTAGCTCGCCTGTTTCAATATGTTTAGCAGTTGCCCAATCGTGTAAGGTGTCTTTAGTCACCCCGATGTTGGTCGCAAACCTTGCTAGGGTTGGGAAATGGCCTGGCAGCACTTGCGTGGTTTCGTTGCCTTTAGCGTCTACCGTAGTGACTTCTCTGATGGGCGGCTGGCTGAAAAACTCCACCATCTTATCGGCAAACTCCGGCTTATATTTTGTTGGTCTGCCTTTCATTTCTTGCCCTTGGGTTTACTTGCTTCTCGCTTCACGTTGTAAGCGATGGCCACGGCTTGTTTAACAGGCTTGCCTGCTTTCACTTCCGCTTTGATGTTCTTCTCGAATGCTTTCTTGGTTGGGGATTTGGTCAGTGGCATGATCGTCCTTTAAGGTTGCGAGTAGAAAATTCAATTCTTGGATCGCGCCGCTGAGTTGAAATAAGGCGATTTCATGCTGCTTTGCCAGTTCTTGAACTTCAGCCAGGCGTTGCACTAAAAATGCTCTCATCCGACTTGACACACTGTCAAGATGATCGATGGTGTTTCAGGTCGCGTTGGATTGGTGCCCGCTGCTGCATACCACATTTCCACACTCGTATCTGTACTCGACCAATACAGCTGGTAATAGTCACCGGCTGTGGCTTGCACTAAAAAGTTCCACGCAGCCACGGCTTTGCCACCACTTTGCGGCACATTCAATTGTGTGTTGGTCTCAGGCACATTGCTGCCGTTTTTGGATAGCCATACGTCAACTGTCGAAAACCCAACGCCTCCAGCTCGTGAAAACTGCGATGAAAACTGAATGTTGTATACACCCGTGCGGCTCATCGTAATGCGTGAATTGCTTGCAATAGAAATGCCGCTAGCAAAGTCCGTAACGCGTATCAACATTACATTGGCAGTGGTCGCGCCGCCATTGGTTTGTGTCTGATTGTCCTGAAACATGCCGTAATGCATGCCGGTGTACAGATTCGCAACCGTTGCGCGTTTTGTGCTGCCACTCTGAATGAGCGCAAGGGTCTCGCTGCCGCTCAACGGTGTTGACACCGCGCTCAATCCCGAAAAATCAAAGATCGGATCTGTGATTGTCGATCCTGTTAAATCCTGGTCGCTGTAAGCAACGCCAATAGACTTTGTATTGCCCATTATTTTGCTTTCTTGGCAGTTTTGGCTGATTCCTTGAATGCTTTGGCTGTTGGCGCACCTGGCGCACCTGGACTACGCATCCGCTCAGGCTTTTTGCCCGCGGCTTTCTGCGCTTCAATTCGCTCACGCTTAGCGTGAATATTGGCGTACAGTCCCTTAGCCATTAGTCAGTGCCCCCAAAGTTATCAATGCTCTCCTGTCGATCCAGGCGCTCCAATAACATCCGGTAAATCGCTAATGATGTCTCCGCTTTAATCATGAAAGTCTGCGCCTTGGCCATCTCAATCTGCACCAGGCGCATCTCTTCAACGATAAATTCGCGGGTAATTTCCATTACGCAATCGTACTGACCATCACGTAGTAAGTCGTTCCACCGCTAGTGACCGGAATCGTGTGCGTACAAGCCGGTGTTCCCACCTTAGCGCGAAATACACCCGTAGCACTTACTGCTGGCATGGCGGCAAAGTTGCCAACTTCACCGGTGCCGCTGTTGGTCACGCGCAAAAACGATGTGTTTGACCACGTACCACCGGATGCAAAATCTGAATCCAACTGCAGCGCTGCCAACGTGCCGCCAGGATTGGTCGATGAACCGCCAATCGTTGCTCGCAGCGCGTTACCCGCACCACTGATCGTGCCGCCTGTGTTGACTGATAGGCTTACATGGGCACCGTTTGTGGTTTGTCCTGAACCCTGCGCTGCCGTCACCCTCGAAAACGCACGAAGCGTCTCACCAGCTCCTGCTGCTGCAAAGTCCATGCGAGCATATAAACCCCGTGCATCGCCCGTGGTGTGACTTGCCGTGGCATAAATCTGTGTCAGGTTGCCCGCTGCGGTCACACTAATAGGCACAGCTGATGTGCCTACTTCAAAGCTCGTCAATGATGGATCAGCGTAGGCAACACCAATGGCTTGTGTATTTGGCATGATTGTCCTTTCAACAATTCCAGTTTTTTAGGCTTGCTTTGGCCCGCGTCGCTGGGCCTTTAGCATGTTTAACAACACCTTCCATCCTCGCACAAAATGAGGCTTTGCGACCAGCATCAGCCTTGGTTTTGGGATTCGGCGCTGGTGGCTTTAGATTGGCGTTGTTTTTGGCGTTGTACTCTGCGCGGCCTTTGGCCGTCATTCCAGCGCCTTGTTCTGTAGGCTTGTAATTCTTGCCCTTGCCGGTCGTCGTGTGTGGAATCGGCTTGTCATGCTTTTTCATGATGACTCCACAATACAGGCTACATCGGCCTCTTGAATGATCTGATAAACCTGGCCGTCAATTTCATGGAGCGGCCAATCCAGGTACGAACCGTTGCCATATTTGATCTGATCTCCTGGTTTTGCATCGCGTACCCGCGGGCCAATCGCCACAATCTCGCCCTCGTTGAAAGGCTCCTCGTTCTTAACCACCAATACATCCGACAGCTGCCGGACGCTCGGACGCACCACCAGGCGATCATGTAACGGTCTTAACACGCGGCCTTCCTCTCTTCTTCTCAAACGTGGTATCGGTCATGATGTCATACACTTTGACAGTCACCACCGGACAGTGCTCACCGCACCAATCCATTTCGTGCTTATTGTGCATTTCCGGATAACGCCGACAAACCCCCAAAATATTGCCAGCCACGAAAAACCGACAATTTTTGCAATTAACCACTACTTACCCGCTACAACAGCTCGGTTCAACGCAGCCGCAATACTCTCTGCCATGGCTTGCGTCTTTTTGTCGTGCATGCGCTTCATGCGATGTTCAGCGGGCGTTAACACGCGTTCCTTGGTAGATGGCTTGGCTAATTTTTCCGGTACGGTAGGCATTTTCGAGTGCATCATCAAGCTCCTTTCTAACTTTAGTATGATCCAACTTCGGTAATTCGTCAAGGCTGCTTACCACTCGTGCGCGGTTTCTACCACGGCTGTTATCAATGATCTTCATCGAAAATCGGTGATCGTCACCGTATTGATCCTGAAGTTGTTTCATCACTTCATAAGCGCCCACATGGGTTTTGAAGTGCTCATCAAGCGGCACGGTTCGACCGGTTCCAAGCTCGGCTTCCATGCGGCTTGCTCGCGTTAACGCACCTTCAGTCAGCGCCTCAGTCGGATCTCGAAATGTATAAACCACGCTCACATTCCGACCGGCATCCAGCGCCTGGCGTATCTTTTGGTCTGCAGAGCCAAACTTATTCATGTTTGTATCGTAAACAATTTCCGCTTGCGCCAATCGCGGATCGACTTCCATGGCTTGCTGTAAACCTGTGGTCTTACCCGCGCCCGTACCGCCAGCCGTGAACACAACCGTGTTATCCATGCCTGGCGGCGTAGGATTGGCCAGTTTGTCGGCATACATTTGCTTAACAAGCGCTGATGACGGTTCGTGAACGTCTGCCGATTTGGTGCGGTCTGCCCGATAGTGCGGTGACAGCTCCCGCGCATCATCCGTGTTTAAGATTCGCCCGCCATCGGTTACATTCTCACCGCGGGCATTCACTAACTGGGCATACTCAGACTTCAAACCCTCAAAGTCGTTGTCAAGTCGATCAAAATATTCTTGCTCGATTTGCTTGTTGATACCTCCCCCCATAGGCGCAGCCATCGGTGCGGCCATCGGCGGCTGCGGCACCATCGCCGCTAAATCAGCCTGTATCGGCTGCTGGCCTCTGCCTGCCAGGTCAGCTAGCGATGTCGTAGCCATTACTTTTGGTAAGACTTGCGTTCATGCGTATAGCAAACGCCCTTCATGCGCCCGCCATCAAATGGCATGTCAGAACCCACACCATCGGCTTTGCCCATGCCAATACCATTGACCACTTTTTCACGGCGGTTACCGTTGGCATCCGCTGCGTCTGCGCCCTTGGGCATCTTGGCATTGCTGCCGTAACCATAACCCGCTGGCTGCATCTCTGCATTGTCTTTTTTCATCATCGTTCCTTTCAGTCTAAAAATTTAAGGCGGTACAAGGTTGAATCAATCAATTGACTAATTTCATCAATGATATTTTGGATTTCACTGTCTTGGGGTAAATCGTCGCGGCTTTCATCAACAAACTGCTGCATCGTCTTCAAATATTTCACAGGATCTTTGCTCATGTGAAATTCTTCCGGATACGCTTTGATCTTGTTGTATCGACCCTGATAGGCTTCGGCAAAATCATCCGTCAGATCGATGATCTTGTCATAGTATTTGCGAAGTGCTTTGTGCGCGGAATAGGAATCCGTCGATAAATGCATGAAATGCGTCACCGTGCTGCTATGCAACAAGGCGGCGATAAATTCGGCTGCGTCATCATCCATCATAGAATGATATGCCAAAAAAGTGCGGGCCGATAGCCCGCTAAGTGAGGAGACGATGCCATTCTTGCTCATTCGGAAATGGAATGTCAACAGGCCATAACTGCATTTCCACTAACCGTTCAACGGTTTTGCGGTGGGCATACCACCATGCCTGCTGTCGTTCGCGTTTTGACCACCGGTGCCCTTGGTCTACGTCATGATGGCACTCATAACAAAGTGCCGCCACCAGGTTGTCATCAGCCTTGATGCCAAACCCTTTGCCGCCACCCCAATTACAGTGCGCCGCTTGCACCTGGTGCTCGGCACCGCATAACTGGCACGGCAGCTGCGCCGTCAGTTTCAACAGCTTTTTGCTTCGCACATACTTGTGTTTTGCAATCTCACTCATGGGCGCGAATCACCATGCGTTCCGTGGCCTGGCGTGTTCGCCAAATCTCGATGTCAAGCCTAGCTGCTTCCAGCTCCCATTTCAACGTCTCTTCTTGCTGCACAGCTTCCCTCAAACCTTTAAGCAACGCCACATATTCCGGATCAGCTAACGCCTCGCGTTCTTGCGCGTTTGCAGCCTCAACACCCATCGTCAGACTGTCTTTCATCAACATGGCTTTTTTGCTTCGCCTAAATTCTTCGAGGTACACCCGCTGCGCTTTGCTTTTGCCAAACGCGGCAGCTTTTTCTCGAATCAACTCCGCAGCTTCTTCAGGATTCATTGATGACCCCTAACACGCGTAACGCGCTGTCAGCACTGTCTACAATCGCCAATACGCCGCCATTCCACTGGCCATGCCACTTGATCTGATCCTCGGTCAATCGTCGCTGTGATGGCCGTTTTGCGCCGTCCTTGACTTCAAGCAACACGGTCTGATTCCTAAATCCAACCAACAGATCCGGCACGCCATGGCCGACCGCAGCCAGACTTTGCACCGTTGCTCCCGCAGCTCTTAAGGCTTGCACAATGACTTCTTGGTTAGTGTCTACTTTGGCTTTTCTCATGGGCTGGACAAAATCTTCCTTGATGACATCGCTGGTTACATGGTGGACAGTCTACAAACGCTTGTTCTAAGTGCATCCGCGCTTGCTTTACCTTGTCTTCCAAATCTCGAATGTACTCAAGAATCGCTTCAAGTTCAGCGCTGTGCAACATGACAAAATCATCGGTTTTTGCCAATCGATTGATAAGTTTGAATACATTCATCGTTCACTCCTTGCTTTGTCCAAGTCCTCATCAATCTGCCACGCAAGCTCTTGCAGCAGGTCTTCAATCGTGTCGCCGTGGCCTGTTGCATAGCCGCGCTCCATCATCCATGCGGCGACCTTCTCACGCTCCTGTGCTGCGACAAGTGCGGCGAAGCGTTCAAGTTCTTCCACGATTTTTAGCCTCTTCGTGTGCCTGAATTCCTCGTTCTCCTATGCCTACATTTGTTTGTTTCAGCTCCACATCCGTCAGCCCAACCCAATCTGTCGGTGCGCGGTACAGGGCCATGCCAACAGGTAAAACAACAGCAAAATCAGTTGGTTGGATGACGCAATGTCCTTGGTAATACCCCGTCACATACGCTACAGGCTTGCTCATCTTTTTTTCTCCTCAACTTGCACTTGCGGATTCAAAATCATTTCTTCGTTACGGTCTACATTCCAAACCAGGTACTCAGTACCGGCATTGCCGTAGTTCGATTTTTCTTTCCAGCGCCGCCGCAAAAACTGAAAGGTTTCCCCAGTTCTCCGCAGCACAAACATTTGGCCTGGGTAAAGTTGGTGTAAGGTTTTTTTCATTTCGGCATCCTCATACCGGCCAACATCTCCCGCAGCTGGGCACGCGCCAGGTCACCACGGCGCTTGTCTTCAGCCAGCTCCGCTTGCGTCTTTTGCCGCTCAATCTGCGTATTCGGTTTGTCAGGAATCACCGGCCCTTCGTTCAACAACTTCGCAAAAGCCAGCGCTGACGGTGGGCGCTCAGGATCGATATACCGCAAGGCATAGTCCATCTTTGGTCGGTAGGTCAACCCACGATCACAGGCATCCTTCCACACCTGGCGAATCATCGCCGGATCGACATCACGCCAAAAGTTTGCAAACATCGCGCCATAGATCGCATTCATTTTCGTGAACACGTAGTCAAATCCGGTATCCGGATCACAAAAGTCTTCAGCCTTCCACATCGTTCACCCCCAATGCCTCTGTAACGCTCCAAAACGGCTTCTGCGGCTTTGGCGTGGCTAGACCACGGGTAAGTGCATCCATCGTGTTTCGTCGCTCCTGAGAGGCTGTAAGACGTTCCTGAACCCATTTCGCCTTAAACCCTGTCCAACCTCGCGCAGCCATCTCAGCCATGGCTGCATCCAACGTCCAGCCAGCCTTGGTTGCTTCCGCTTGTATGCCATCCAAGGCGCGTTTTGTCACTGGCGCTTTTTTGGCTTGCCTCAAAACAACAAACGCATCCCATGTGTCACTACTAACGCCGTCAGGCGCGGCGACGACAGTCGCCTTAGTATTTTTTATTGGTTTATGGTTAATGGTTATTGGTTTATGGTTATTGGTTAGTTGAACGTCCGTTGAACGCCCGTTGAACACCTGTTCAACACCTGTTGAACTAATGTTCTTCCGACGTTCAGCAGATGCTCGACCAGCGTTAGCTTTTTTAGACAAAAAAACGCGATAGTCTTCAATTTCTCGATCACATCGCGCTTGGTGCCAACCATCATCTGCTAATGTAAAAAAACTTATCAACAGCAAATCCACATCTTCCACGCTTGCGCCAACTTGAAATGCAAGCACTTTTGTGTTGTTTGGTAGCGGTTTTTCGCTGTCGTAATACATCCACAACAATCGTAAATAGGCCATCGTTTGGCTATCTGATAGCCTAGCCGTAGCCTTTATAAAGTCACCGATGTGATGCTGGTAGTAATGCATTAACGCGCCTTTCCACCGCCTGAGGAAAGAAAACACGGCAAGCGGGCGGTACGCCTTTCAGTTGGCTCATGACTTCCAACCTAGCCGTGTTTCCTTAATTCTTAAACCACTCGGGCTTCAACGCCTTCAGCTGCCACACTCTGGCTGGCGGCAGCGCTTCACCCCATTGACTGATCGCTTGGCGCTTGATGCCTAACAACTTCGCCAGCGCCATGGCCGATCCCGCTTTCTGAATTGCAGTTTGTTTGTCCATGTTTCAATGGTAAGCCACCTTTCGCTTTTTTGCAACATGTTGTGTTTTTGTTGTAAGCCCGCTTGACATGATGTACAAGCTAGCTTACCCTTAGAACTGTAGTAGATGACAACGCCCTTCGGGGTCTCTTAAGAAAGGAAATCAAAATGATGAATTGCAATTGGATGGTCACTTTGGCGATTGCCCAACAAAAGGCTTTGCTTGGATATGGTTACACCGTTCAACAAGTTAATGCCATGAGCCTTGCAGAAACCACCAAAGAATTAAAACTGCTTGGTTACGATTTCAAAACAAATTCACCGTTCAAAAACAAATAATTTGTTGACAGCCCGCGTCAAGCGGGCTTACAATGGATTCATGCCCTAACGGGTCTCTTAAGAAAGGAAATAGACATGAAACAGTATCTCAGTTGCGCCGACACCGCCAAACTTGTTCGCGCTGCACTCAAAGAGGCATTCCCTGGTGTCAAGTTCAGCGTCAAATCTAGCGTTTACGCTGGTGGCGCAAGCATCAACGTGTCCTACACCGATGGCCCGTCTTCCGCGCAAGTCAAAGCCATCGTCGGCGTGTTCGAAGGTTCTTACTTTTGCGGCATGACCGACTACAAAGGCACCAACTACAGCGCCCTTGACGGCCAACCCGTGTCTTTCGGCGCTGACTACATCTTTGTCAACCGGTCGTTTTCTTATCGTGCTTTGACGGCCATCGCTAAGTACGTCTGCGACAAATACGATCTCGGCAATGCCATCCAAATCAACGATGACAAATTCGGCGCTTACGTCAGCACCATCAACATCAGCTATGACGCACAAAAACGTGGCTTCGACAACCGGTACATCGGCAACATGATGAACGATGCTTGTTTTGCTTATAGCGAAAACGATGCCGCAGAAAGCAAAACTTTCAACCGCGTGACGTTTCTTGGTGATGACGGTTACGGCTACAACAGCGTAGGCAAGGTTGCAGCATGAAAACGCTGATTGATTGGTTGATTGCCCTTGTGTTCGGCGTGGCCCTCGGCTGCGCTGTTTTTTTCAATCTGTGAGGTGACTCGTGAACAACATCCCAAAATGGCTTGTGCTGTTTAACCAACAGCACAAACCTGAAAACTGGTGCATTCCCGTCGAATTGGTGTGGCGCAAACATGGATGGGTTCCACCGTCCACTGAATGCGCCGACACCATGGCCAAACACAAAACCTTTCGTACCTGGAGACATCATGCTGACAGCTAAAGACCTTTCGGAAGTTATTTCACTGCTCGACCGTGTTGTTAATTACGACATGGAGCAATTTCACAACCCTGTCTTGATGGGACAACTTTGCGCTAACGCGTTTTGCGCCGCGCTCACGCTCAAGCTCGCGCTTCGTAACTTACAAGTCGAGGTGTGCGAATGAGTCATCAAGAATTCTACGAAACCGTCCAACGGCAAGAGGAATACGACATGCAATCTAAAATCGCTTTTGCTTTCGTGCGAGCACAAAAGGCTTTTGGCCCTGCGCTCAAGTCATCCACCAATCCGCACTTCCGCAGCCGCTATGCTGACCTGTCGGCCTGCGTCGAAGCGGTCATCGATGCGCTTAACGCAAACGGGATTGCGCTGATGCAACGCGTCAATCCCTGCGATACCGGCGTAAGTGTCAGCACCGTGTTTTTACATGAATCCGGTGAAATGCTTGATTGCGGCCAGCTGCACGTGCCCGCCAGCAAACAAGACGCTCAAGGCTACGGATCAGCACTGACTTATGCCCGCCGCTACAGTCTCATGGCAGCATGTGGTATTGCACCGGAAGACGATGACGGCAACGCCGCAACCAAACGGTCTGCACCGGCTGCCGACATCTCTAGCCATCTTGCAGCCATCGAAGCCAGCACTAACTCGGATGAAATGACTGCAGCTTATAAAGCGGCTTATGAAGCCTGTGGCGGCAATCCTGAACTGCAAATCAAAGTCATCGCAGCTAAAAAATCTCGCATCGAACGCGCTAAAAAAGAAAAGGAAAAAACAAATGGATGAACAACGCACTGACCAATGGTTTGCCGCTCGCCTGGGCAAAGTCACGGCCAGCAGCTTGCACAAAGTGTTGGCCAAAACCAAGACCGGCTATGGCGCTGATCGCGCCAACTACATGACGCAGCTTGTGCTCGAACGCATCACCGGCACGAAGGCTGACTCGTACACCAACGCTGCCATGCAATGGGGTCTTGACCAGGAACCCTTTGCGCGGGCGGCATACGAAGCCCACACGGGCATTTTTGTGGATGAAGTGGGTTTTGTACCGCACCCGACGATTGAAATGGCTGGGGCGTCTCCTGATGGCCTTGTCGGTCAAGATGGCATGGTTGAAATCAAATGCCCTGACAGCAAAACCGCCCTTGAATGCTGGCTATCTGACAATCCCATCGAGGGCAAATACTTTGCACAGATGCAATGGCAGATGCGCTGCGCTGATCGCGCTTGGTGCGATTACGTGGTCTTTGATCCACGCATGCCCGCTAAAGCACAGCTCTTTATTGCCCGCGTTAAACGCGATGATCTGTGGCTAAAAGTCGCGGAAGATGAAGTTATGAAGTTTTTGGCTGATGTCGATGCCAAAGTTGCAGCACTCAACAAAATCATAGGGGCATAACATGTCGAAAATTGTCAAAGAAATTTCCTGTGTTGTCGGCCAATACGTGAACGCCGCCGGTCAACAAAAAAACCGCTACCAACGTATCGGTTCAATCATCAACACTAAAAACGGCGAAATGCTCAAACTTGACGTGATTCCGCTGCGCGAAGGCGGCTGGGATGGTTGGGCCTATCTCAACGATCCAAAACCTCGCGATGAAGACGTTCCGTTCTAACCATGAACGCCGCGGATTTTGACAAATCAGACCGCCTTCAGCGCGTTTATAAGTTACTCAAACGCGGAGGCGAATTTACAACCCTCGACATCATCAACCAGGCGCAAGTCTGCGCGGTCAATAGTATCGTGGCTGAACTGCGGCAACACGGGCACCACATCACCTGTCAACGCCGCGGTCACAAATGGTTCTATCGGCTAAAGTAACTCGAAATGCGGCGCGTCGATAAAAGGTCTTTGACCTTCGGCACGCCGCTCATCAATGTAGGCATTCATGGCCGATTCCATCGTGCCCTGCCACTTGCCGATGTCTCTTACTGTCCAGGCAGCACCCCACCGTAAAGGCACGTTTTGCGCGATTGCAGCCGCTCGCATGGCCTCGGCAATGTCATCGTATAGGTTCAACTCCCAAGACGCTCTAGGCCCGATATAAGCCATCAGATCGACTGCCTTGCCTTCGAGGTGTTTGCTCGTCATGGTGTGGCTTGCGCCCGCTGCGACCAGCTCCCGCTGCCGCTCCATGGTTCGCAATCCTTCAATTACGCCAAAGTCTACTTTGGTTTCTTTAATAGCTTGCAAGACGACACGCACCAGGCGGTCATCCACACCATCCAAAGTTGCCAAAGATCGTGCGGATAGTTGAAAGCTCATCGCTTCATCGCCTGGGCAATGCTTGGCGCAATCTTTTCGACTGACCGGCCAACAACGTAGCCACCAAGCCCAAATTCAACAATTGACCACAGTTTGATGTATTCGGCCTCCGACAAATTCGGCGCTGCCCAACCAAACCACCTGGCCACAATCAACACCACAAAAGTCAACATGGTGAGCGGTCGCCAGTTGGCCGCTAGCCAATGCTGGCTCGCTGCTTCAGTTTGTATGATTCTTGATGCGGCTTGCTCAAGCTCGGATTGTGCGGCCAGCAGCTGGCGCAGCATTTCTGCTTCGGCCTTGGCTTTTTCGGCTGGATCAGGAAACAGGTTTCCAACGACTCTTCCGAGCACAGGTAACAGCGCCGGAATCAGGTTTTGCAACATCAGTGTCTATTGATCCAAGACATCAGCCAACCCATGCCCGTCGATACAAACGACACAATGGCCATACCCATCCAAAAACCACCTCGACCCTGATTGGCAAGCGCAACCAACTTCTCTAGGTTGTCTTCCATTTTGTCCATTTTTTTGTCCATGTCATCAAATCGGCGCTCGTAATCCTGCACTTTTTGCCACAGTACGCCGTACTTGACCGGATCAAAATTCGTGTCATCAAACATGATTGGCCCTTATTCCGCAAAACTTCCCGCACCAGGTTTCAACGATTTTTCGACCTCTTGCCTTTCTCGTGCGCTGCGAATCACGCGCCTGGCTTCTGATCCTAAAGGATAGCCTAAAGTTTTCACCCCTAAGATATTGCCCGCCTGCTCTAGTGCCCCCGCACCCTTGCTTGCAAGGTATGCCACTAAGGTATTGGAATTATTGACAAATGATCCGCGTGGCTGGAATTGCGTGTAGGCCGCCACATTGCCCAAAGTACGCAGCTGCAGCTGACTTTCAGGATCAAAAATAGCCTGAAAGTTTTTCACATCATCTAATTTTTTTACGGCCTTGTTATAGTTGGCCTGGCTAAAATTGCCGCGCCCATCAATGATGCCTGCTTTGTCAGACAACCAATTGATCGTGCCAGCTTTCATGTGTTGATGTGACACTGAATCGCGGCCCAACGTGTTGACCATGGTGTTGATGTTTTTGTTGATGCCGTTAATGACAAACTTATCAAAATACTTATCTGCTGGCACCGTATCATCGACTGCGGCTTTGTAGGCTGGATCTTTTTTCAATGCGTCAAATCTTTCCCGCGCTAAAGCTCGACGTTGATCTGCCAAAGGTTTTAGATGAGCGGTTTCCTTGGTTAAAGGAATATTATCCAATTCTCTAAGCATTACCCCCGCAGCATGACGAATATTTCCATCAGCAGCGGTTCCCGCTATTTTGCTAGTGTTTCGGTACAACGATAAATATTCATCAAACGTCATTTGACCTTCTGCGGCCAACCTTTGAAGTTCTTTGTACTGACTGACGTTTTTTTCCGCTTCAGACAACATCAATTCTTTTTTTAGTTTGTTATTTACATTTTCCAATATAATTTTTGAATCAAGCGGAAGTTCACCGCCCGCCGCGTCTTTTAATCTTGTGCTTGCATCTTCAATTGCTTGTACTTTTTTTTCATCCAAGGCTTTGTAAGCATCAATCAACGCTTGGCTTGATTCTATTGTTTTTGTGGCATAAACATCCGGCGCTGCGCGTTCGCGGATCAATGGAACGTTTTCTACCAACTGCTCGTTTTGCTTATTAAAACGTTGTGCATACGCGGGTTGACTGCCGCGTAAGTTTTGCTCTCTTGATAACTTTACCGGATCGCCTGTTGCTTGGCCTTCACTTAAACGCACCGGCACTGGCAATGAATCCGCTTCTAAATGCCGCATGACTACCGGCCTATTTGCTTTGTCCAAAGGCATATTGCCGTACAGCTGCTGAAATTCCGGCGTAGCTGATTGCAATGCCTGGCGAATGGTTACGACATCCGGCACAGCTGCCGCACCCACACTGCCAAATGCGGGCACTTGCGGTTCAACTCTTGGTGTGACTGATGGTGTAACCGGTGGTGTAATCGGTGTTGGCTGTATCGGTCGTTGGGTTACACCTGGTGCAACCGCTTCCGCAGCTCGTGCGATGGGCCGCTGTATCACTTGCGGTGTAACTGCCCTTGCGCCTGTAAGCGCTGCTTCAGCTGCGTAGCCCGCCTCCGTTCTAACTGCCTGCCCAACACGTTGACCGGTGCGTGAAAACGGCGCTGCCGTCATTCCAAGGTTTAAGTAATACTCAACATCGGCCTTGGGCATGCCTGTTTTTTCACTGATCCAATCTGCGCCCTTGGCAACGTTTTCACCAATAAATTCCATCAAACGCTGTGATGCTTCGCCCTTGTATTCCGGCGTTTCTGTCACGCCTGCTGCCTTGCCTACTGGCCTTTCCAGCGTGCCCACCACACTCGCCTGGCGTGCTGCAGCTTGCTCCGGTGTTTCGCCTGCCGCTCTTGCTCCGGCATAGGTCACCATGCCAGCCACCGCGGGCACTGGACTATAAAGCGTGTCAGCCAATGCTGCGCTGCCGCGCAAAAAGGATCGCACTTTTTCGCCCACAGCACTGGCGACTTTTTCGGTTTTAGTCGGCGGCGGCGGTGTACTAAAGGCTTCAGCCACTGCTGCATCAATGGCTTCCGGTTTCATCAAGTCTTCGACGGTCAATTGACTTGGCGTTTTCTCCGCTGCCCGCATGGATTCTTCGCTAACACCGGATACTTCTACTCGCGGTATGTTTGTTTCTTCTCTCGGTTGCATGCTCCGCGGCAAACTCGGCGGTTTTGCTGTGGCCGCTTGTCTTGGTGGTGTCCCATAAATCGCACCAGGCCCGCTCTCAAATTGCGTAATGCCAGCGGTCAGCTGCAGCCGCACCAATGGATTGGATAAATCGATGGGTTGGTCTGGCTTTAAGCCTGTGACCTTGGCTACATGGTTGATGTAGTTTTGCGTGGCTTGCGGCGTGTTGCCTGGTGCGTTGCCTGGCGACCATTTGTTAATGACTCCAGCCAGCGTATTGATGCCTTGCTTGCCATAGGATTGCAAATTGCGATCAAGTGCTTGCAGCCCTTCTTCCATGCTGCCGTACTGCGCCATCTTGCCACCAGGCATCAACGCGCCTGGATTGTTGGTTCGCAGCGGTGCCGGTTGTTGTTTTGGCAGCGGTTGTTGCTTTGGCGGCTTTACACCAAACGCGTCATTAACAGCGGCATCGATGCTTGCTGGATCGTAAAGTTCTGTGGCCATCATCGCCCCTGAATCAGTCGTTGCATCGCTCCGATGTTTGTCACCAATCGCTTGTAACCAGGCGAGTTAGGCCCGCCCGCTGCCGTCACCACTTCCCTAATGGCTTCCTTGTCATTGTTTCGCATGGCATCAAATAATCGCACCGCATTCATGTCTACCGTTTGCGACCACTGATTTTGAAAGTCTCGCGCTGATATGGGATCTTTGGTTCGATTGAATGCGTTTTGCACGCCTTGATTGAACAAGTCTGTGGCTGTCGATAACGAACGATTGACCCGTGCGGTTTGTTTGATTGCCGGTGCTGTCCAATTCGTTGTTCCCGCAACTTCACCCGCAATATTTCGTGCTGCATCCGTGCCCGCCAATCCTGATGACTGCGCCAGTGATGCGGTCTGCAGCGCCATGTAATGCCCTAACTGATTCAAGTTTGTAGCATTGTCTGTCGTAAACGGCAGCGCTGCATAGCCACCGGTCAACGCGCCAATAAATTGTGCGCCACGGCCTAGAATGACATCATCGGCCAGTTTGATGATCTGATTGTTATTGAACGTTTGCAATGGCACTTGCGCTGCAGCATTTGCTGCGCCCATACGTATTTGATCTGCCGCTTGGCTTGTTTGCGGTGTTTCGCCTGGACGCAAACGTGTTACCGGCGTAGGTTCTTGTCCTGGTCTTTGTATGATGTCTGGCGGTCGCACCACGCCCACTTGCACGCCTGGCTGCATCGGTTGTTGCATTCTAGGCTGCATCATCGGCGGCTGCATCGGCGGTTGCCCCGTAGGCGTGAGCTGTGTTGCACCTGGTAGTTGTCCTGCGGTCGGCGTTTCTACTGCAACGCGTTGTCCCACAAAACGCCCATTCGCATCAAACACGTTGACAATCGGACGATTTTGCACATCGACTTGGCCGGTCGGCACTTCTCTCGCACTTGGTGGTAATTGCGCCGTGACCATAGGTTGTTGTGCAACTTGAACTGTCGGCACTTCACCTGCAATCGATGGCCGTGTTGTTGTTTGAAATGTCGCTGCGCCCGTGCCGATAGTTCCTATCTGTGGCGTGAACATTTGTTGTTGCGTTTGCGGTGATAGCAATGAATTTGCCCCTGAAATAGCTAGTGACGGCAAATCTGCTCCAGGCGGCAAGACTTTAAGCGTGTTTTTGTATGCCTCGGTCAACCGATGTAATTGCGGATTGTTGGGGTTTTCTGCGCGTAATTGATCTAATTCGGCCATATAAGCGCGTGGATCTTTAACCCCTAACCGACCCATGATGGCCAATCGTGACGCAATCATCGTGCGCTGATCTTGGGTTAGATTTTGCGCGGCTTGCGCGGCTGCGGTTTGATTGGTATCTAAAGTTGTCAACTGTTGTACCAAGGCTGGCCCTGTCAGCGGTGCAATCCGCGGCACCAATTGATTCAACCTTTCGATGTCCATGCGGCCTTCAGGCGTTTGAAACAACGCTGGATCACGCATCAATTCCTGAATGCGTGCGCGTTCCTGTTCTTTCTGTTGCTCCAGGGTCAACGCAATTTGTTCTTGCTGATACTGCTGTGCGCCACGGGCAAAGTTCATCATCTCGCCCAAACTCATCGTGGGCATTGGCTTGATTTGCGTGGCTACAGGATTGACAGTTAGTGATGTAGTCATGGCCCTTCCTAACCTGGCGTGGGTATTGTTGGTACTGGCGGCGGCGGCTGTCGTTGCAACAATTGATACATGAGTGCTGTATTGCCGATATTGCCCAAACCACCGGCTAAGGCATTAGCCGATCCAATTTGACCGGCTGCTAACGCACTGCCCGCACCAATGGCCGTTTGTCCTAAACCACCCGCAAGGTTTCCATAAATGTTGCCGATGTTCGTGCCCGCAGCCGTGCCTGCCGTAATCCCTTGTCCCGACCCCGTTTGCCCTAATCCTGCAATGCCTGCCAACGTGTTGTAAATATTTGACCGCTGCGCCAACACTTGCGGCATCGCCGTGCCTACCGTGTAATCAATCGCAAACTTTTGCGCTGCTCGATCCACATTTGATCCACCGCCTCCTACATTGGCCATTTGTCTTGCAGCGCCCGTGCCCTGCTCAATGGCAAATTGATAGCCAGGCAAGCCCATGATTTCCTGGCGGCTTACCGGTGACGTTAGACCAGGCAGCAGCTCACCAATCCGTGTCAGCGCTCCATAGCCTGCTTGACGATATGGCTCGCTAAGTTCCAAGCCTTTGCCATAGACTTCACGCTGAAAGCCCAAACTTTCACGGCCTAGCTGTGCTTGGATGTCTTGCGCTTCGCGTGCGGCTTGTGCTTGCGTTGCTGCAGCTGATCGCGCAGCGCTCGATTGCATGCCCGCCCCAATCAATCCAGCACCAGCGCCTAGCAATAGCGCGGTTCCTGTCCCTATTGCCATGTCATAACTCCTTGATAAACGTTCTTTCCAGCGGCCTAAAACCCGCTCGACCATACACTTTTTTCATCGCTTCCACGCGCTCATCTTCAAGTGCAATCATAAA